TGCATCCGCATAAGACCAAGCCTCGTCTATCTTCTGCAGAAGGAGACTTAAAGCCAATGATGAATTTAAGAGACACTTACGCAAGTGTTGATCCGATCCTGACAACTTTGGCTCAGGGCTATATGCTTCCTGAGACAAATATTGCCAACTTTATCGCTCCCGTGGTGGACACCCCCACCCGCGCTGGCCGCACATTGCGGTTCGGTAAGGAAGCATTCGCCATCGTCGACCTCCGTCGCGCGTATGGTTCCAACATTCCAGCCGTTCAGAGTCGCTTCGACTCCGATCCTTATGCTCTCGAGCAAGAAGTGATCGCTTGGGAACTTCCTGAGGAAGTGATCGAGAACGCGGGTGAAGGTCCTGCTCAAGTTGACCTCCGCGCAATCGAGACTCGCAATGCGATGTCCCGTTTGATGAACGCATATGAAGTGACCGTGGCAGCTGCTACGTCCACACTTGCCTCTTACGAGCCATATGTTGCCGGTTCCAACAGCGTTGGTCTTTCCTACGCTACTTGGGCTTTGTATGACGCCGACGCTGTTGCTGAAGGCATTCCTACAGGTGGAGCCAACTGGGGTGCTGCTACAGCTAACCCAATCACTGACGTCCTTGTTTGGAAGCGCGCTGTCGCTAACCAAATCGGTATCCGTCCTAACAGTGCCGTTGTCGGTTCTTCTGTGTTCGATCGTCTTCTGACTTCAGAAGCTCTGCTCGACCGCATCCAGTATACAACTGCTGACAGCATCGACACCGATGTGATCGCTCGCTACTTCGGTCTTGAGCGTGGAATCCGTGTTGCTGAAGGTCGCCAACTGGCTGCTGATGGTTCACTGCAACCTGTGTTCCCTGAGAACGCAATTGTACTGTTCTACAGCCCACTCGGTGCTTCTGACTCCGTAATGCCTGCTGGTGGCGCTTCCGCTGCTACGCCTGCTTATGCTTACACCTACCAGTTGACAGGCACACCTGCTGTCCGTCCTGAGTACTACATCCGTGAGCGTCGCGTGGTCCGTGCTGAAATCACCGTCGAACGTGCAGTGAACATCACTGGACTCGGTGCTACCGGCCTTTACGGTTCTGGATTCTTCTGTGCTGACGTGTTTGCTTGATTCGCTCAACAACACCCACCCATAAGGAGACTTTCCAATGCCCGTAATCGTACCAATTCCCAAGTCCTCGTTTATCGTCACAGTCAATGGACTGGAAACGATCTGGACAACTTTCTCGGGAGTCGTCGATTCGGCAGAGTCTGGACAATATGCCAACGGAACAGGGAACCGCATCTACAAAGTTGTAGGTCCCCGTTCTTTGGAAGATGTTACAATCTCCGCTCCCTACGATCCCGCATTCGCCCACACCATCGAACAAGTCTGGGCAGACTACAACTGCGAGTTCCTTACAATCACTGTTCAGCCTACGAGCTGCAACGGCGATGACCCCAACAACACCCCTTACGTTCTCTACGGTTGCCAGCTTCAACAGCTGACAGTTGCAGAAATGGACCGTGAGTCCGCTGACGTTGGAACCATCGAGCTTGTGTTCACAGTTAATGATTGGACCTACGGTTAACTTTTGTTATCGTTCTGGTTCATTCAATAACTTTTATTTATCCCTCGTCAATTCACTTTGGCGGGGGATTTTTCTTATGTTATCCCTGTAGGGTAAAAGTCAATCAATAAAGGTGCCCATAATTTAATATGGCAAAAACGCAATTTGGTCCTGGCGTAATTGTTACGTCTAAGTGGCTCAATGGGGCGCAACAGATTTTCTTTGACGGTCTCAACCAAGACTGGCATTATCCCCCAATTTCTACTGACGACATCCAACAGGGTGGGACGTTAGGGTTGGATGGTCGCTATGTGACCGTCGCCACTGACCAAGTCTATGGAGACACCCCTATCACAGGGAATAAGTCTTTCATGGGTCTGGTCGCCTTTGGTGACACCGCATATTCTGTTGCTTCTACAGCTCCTAAATCATATTCTACAAACGCAAAGTTTAACCTTGGTGGTTCGATTCAGCCTTTTGCTAATCGCTTTGCGAATTTGAATACCGAAGATATTCTCACAAAACAAGTACTAGACGCTCTCGTGTTCGAGAACAGCGGTTCAGGTTTCCCGATCATCGACCAAGGTTTCTTCTGATATTATGCCAAGCTACGCTCCTCTACCTAATATTGATCTAGATCCGAGGACAGAGGCAGAGCTGGTTCAAGCCGCTGCTCGTAGAGTCTACGAAGCATCCGGTGCTACTCTGAATGACTTTTCGTCAGGATCGCCTATTATGGCTCTCCTGGAGGGTCAGGCTTTTGCACAAGCAGAATTCCTTCAGTTCGCCAACCAGTTCCCCGAATCTGTCCTTGTTGAATGGATTGGTCCATTCCTCGGCGCCCAAAGACGAATTGGTGCTGGTGCTGTCGTTGACATCACTTTTACAATCAACCCTAGAGACGATCAGTTTGACGTCTTTGAAGGGTACCAAGTTTCAACAGACCCCGGTCTGACTAACGGTGAGTCAATTGGTTTTGTAACCATTGATCGTCTTATTATTCCTGCTGGACGGGACACAGGCAAAGTTCGTGCTGTTGCACTGTTCCGTGGCGCGAACACAAATGTTCCTCTGAACACGATCACGCGTAGCAACACCTCGTTGAGTGGAGTCATCTCCGTTACAAACGAGCAAGCTGCTTCAGGTGGTCAGGACCCTGAGCTTCTGTCTGAAGTCAAGGAACGTTTCTTTTCTCTGATTCGTCGTCGGAACCCGGTTTCTGCTGAAGATTGGCAGGACTTCTTTTCTGATGCGTTAGGTCCAGGAACCTCAGTCACTGTTCTTCCAAGACGGAGCGAGCGTGACTCATACCGTTATGGTGGACCATACGAAAATAATCTTGCATTTGGTGTTGAGCCCACCTATGGTGGCGACTACATTCGCACCAATCCCTCGGTCGCCTTCTTTGTTTTAAATCCAGATGGCACCCCAATCACGAATGCACAGCAGGGCGCACTAACTAATCTTTTGCGTTGGTCACTTCCAGTTGAGTTTCTTGGGTTTGTATACCCTATGGAAGTTGACAACACTGACTTTGTTCTTGACATTCAGTATGATCCTTCAAAGGGTTATGCACAGAATCTCCTGTCCCTGTCACAAACAATCCGCAACAACCTGTTTACGGTGATGACACCCAACGTGGTGTTTCCAATTGAGTACCAACAGAGCGTTACAGATGTCGAGGGTGCGCTAAACACCACCTTCCCTCTCACGCTAGGTACGACCAACCAATATATTGACCCGGATATTACGTCCATTAAGGTGTATCATCCTCCTCTTCAGATCTCCATCTCCGAGTTTGATAAGTCAACCCCGGTTCCTTTTGCGTCTGGCGCCACAATTCAAAAAGATGACCTGGTAGCTGTTCAAGGAATTGTAGAGCAAACTTTCTATCCAGCACTTCAAAGTTTCACACCTCAGAACGACACAAGGGACTTCTTTGTGAACACTGGAGACCTAGACCTTGAGTTGATTCGAGTTCTAGAAGTTGGAAGCTACATTTCTGGCGATGTGATCTCTGACCCAGCAACAGGCGAGCTCCATGTTGTTCTTGTTGGTTTTGACTTCAATCCTACAAAAACTTTAGACGACTTAATCATAGCCGGTTTCCTAAGCGCAGCTAGGCCCTTCACACCTTGGGCACAAAACACCTATGACCCAATCAACGCAAATGGGATGTATGATCCCCAGATATTTGCATTTGTGCAGGGTGACACAAGGACAACCGTTTATGTTCCGCCAACTCCACAGTCGGTAGCCGAAAATAAGCGCCCTGGTTACCCAATTTACGTTACCAACCAAGAGTTTACTGTTGCACCTAATACAACTTCCCTGGGCACCGCTCAGTCAGAAGGCCTAGTGTCTTCAAGCGACGTTTCTGTAAAAGTTCTAACTCCAGGCACAACGTATATTGTTGGCGACTATGTAAAGACTCCATCGGTTTCCGAGCTGACCACAGGTCAAATTACACGGGAAAGCTGTTACCTCGACCCAGTGAATGGTCTTTCAGAGATCTATTCAGCGGTTGTAGAAGGGTTTACGTTCGTGCTGACCGAAGAAGACTTAAGCTTTAAGAAAGCAACCGACACGCTTGTTCAACAAGGCGTTTTGAAGATTGTTGAAGCTATCCCATTCTTAGATTGCAAAAACGAGTCAACTTTTGCCAATAAGCCTTTCCGCTATGAGGCAAGATTCTTTACTGGTGAGTACCTGCGCTATCGTCCAGAGGGCGGATTTGATGCAGCTGAGTTGGAAGATTGCGTCCGTCAAAATGATGAATGTGCTGGTGTTAGTGAGACTTGCAAAAAGTTATTTGAACAGCAGCTACCTCTTCCTCGTTACTTCTTTGCACTCAAAGACTTCACGCCTGGGACTAAAGACCCTAACAAAATGGTGGAAGAAGAATTGATGGTTGAAGTGACAAACGCCGTTTTCCAAACTACTTATACAGTAGCAGTGCTTAGTAACCTTGCGATTACTCCAGCCGTCATTACAAATGCAATGGTTGAAAGCGGTCTTATCACTGGTGAGTCCGACTTAGTACTCAACCAAACCGTCAACTCTGTTGACCAAAATAATATTCCGCGTGGAGTATTTGTATGGGGTTCTACTTGGACACAAATTTCTCCTGAGGCTCCTGGATTTAGAGATATTTTCCGCTTTGCTCCTGGTGACAGGGCTTCGTTTAGAAATGTGTCTGATGTCCGTACATACGTTGCTCTTGAGCATGTTACTCCTGTCTTAGACCTTGAGGTCTATTTTGACAATGGCTTATTCACACGGTCCGATCTTTCCGAAAACGTCAAATGGGTTGATCCGACTTATCATTTGGAAAGTATGATTTTTGAGGAAAGGTATGGAGCAACTTCTTTTTATCGTGCTACTCGCTCTTTCACTCCACCTGAGTTACGAACCGTGTGGGGAGATTCCGTGCGAGCGTCTACACCAAGAATAGAAGAGATTTATGGTAACTTGCTTAAGTTCGTTTGCTTATCTACCTGCTCGGAAACTATTGTTTCTCGTCTTAGGGACAATGCTTCCACAGTGAAACTAGGAACTTGCCAGATCAACCTAACATCCAAATCGCTTGGGTCCAAGACCGACACATACGTTCTTGAGTCCACCGAATACGCAAGTCAAGCTCCCGCAATTTCTGATTTCCCACGATCTGAGTTTGCTTATGGTCCTGTGAATTATGGCGACGGAACTCTTGCCTTATGACGTCTAAACGTGAAATCACTACTCCGGTTGTTGCCAATCCTCTTGCTGATGGATTTGTAAACCTAAGAGTTGCTTCAAGCGAAGCCCTTGAAGTTCTCAATCTAAAGCCGGTCCCAACTACTTGGAAAAGTGACACTGGGCGCCCGATTTATTATCGTCTTCCAGCCATAAGCCAACAGTACCAAAAAGGGTATGACCGCGACCAGGCTTTTGTCTACATCGAGCCTAAGTTTGGTAAACCTTTTGGTGCAGGAAGTTTACAAGTTGGACGTACCGGCAACAACCTAAACATACTTTTTGTCGAGGGTGGTGAGATCACCTGGGACAAAGGGCAGATCATTGTTTCTCCTTTTGAAGTTGACACTTCCACTTTAAATTTTGGAGATGGACTTCCAGATGGACTGTACCAAGTTGGATACACCTTAGCTTACGCCCAGCCTGTTAGCGAGTCGCCTATCACAGGCTACTCTGTAGCAAATGTGGAAGATTCTTTGTTGTCAGAGGCCGCTATTGGATTTAGTGCTACACGCGCATCTGAAAACCATGAAGCATTCCGTGCACTTTCGTTTGACGGAGCCTGGTGGCCTGGAGCAACAACTGACGCCAATGGAGAAAAGTACACCTTAGACCTTAAGCAAGAAGTATCCTCTGACAAGTTTGTCATCACTGGAGACACAAGAGAAGTAACCACAGCGTTACTAACGATTGAGTATTCAATTGACAATATAACATGGATAACTCTTGGTGAGGTAAAACCTGTTGATGGGGTGTGGGATGTTCCTGTTTACACGAACTTCACAGCTCGGTATTGGAGGTTTGGATTCACCGACGGTACTGCTTCTATTGAGGAAATCCGCTACACGGGTGAAGCATACTTCCCGGACAATCGTGTGACTGGACCTGTTCAAGTTGCAACAGCTTACATTGATAACTTCTACGAAGAAGTGATCGGAAACTATTTGCTCCTTGCTTCCTTTGAACTAAAGAACAGCAAAATTGTAACCATCACCGACTATCGTAGAATTGACACCTTCCGCTATGAACCCGTTTCGGACTGGACAACTGATTTTCAAGATTCATCTTTGCTTTGCCTGTTTGATGACGTTGAACGCTACGCTACTAAATTCCTTGCTCCGACCACTGCTGACTACCATTTCTATGATGAAATGGAAACGTCAGTATGCTCAGGTCTTGGTGAGTTTGACGTGATAGGAGAATAAGTAGATGCCTAAGCCTACATTCGACATTAATGAATACGAACTCAGGGGCCTAACACCCGACGTATTTACAAAGGAACAAAGAGACCGACTCAACAAAACTTTATCGCGGGTTCACGGTCAAATTGACTGGACAGCTCAGCTATTAGGTTTCAACGGTCCCAACTATTGGGGAACTTCCGACCCTAAAGCAGATTTTTCGTATAATTGGACCGGGTTACCCGAGACAATGAATGAAAAGCGCCAGATGCAAGTCGGTGCTTTTGCGGTATATAATAAGGACAAAGATTACAGCCTGTGGCCTTCGCCTTTTAATCGGTCTGAGATTAAAGCTTCCGGCGATTTTAGTATCCACGTCTATGAGACAGACGGGTTTACCTACCTGGGCCCACTTGGTCAAGGCGATGAGATAAGTTTTAGGTATGACCCTACTATTTTTGTAGGTGCTTCATACATTTTTGATTCCGAGCTTACATTCACGGCCAATGGCAGTGCTTCTGTAAGCAATATCCTAGACATCAGCACTTTCTACCAGGATGACAGACTCTGGACAAGGGTGTATGTCAAGGAAACAAGTAATAGTATCTTAGTCACGAAGGCCGGGTCCGCCTCCAAACCTGCTTTCCTGGTTGTTGCTGACTGGGAAGACATTACTGACTGGACATACAATGATGTTCAAAACCAGTACATTGGACTTTGGGGGAACAAGGGAAATTCCTTATCCATGGACTTTGCCTTTGACTCTCTTGACCTTCACGGGTTTGACGAGACGTGTGCTCTTCACTTAGAAGAGCAAGGTGGAGAAATTACTGTTGATCAATTACTAAAGCAAGTTGGGCTGGAACCAACAATTTGGACGCCCTATGCGGTGCAGTACTTCAACTTTTCAATCGGAGAAGTGGAAGATCTGCCTCCACCACCGCCTAACCTTATAGTCGATAACGGTGACTTTGACGATAGTATTCCGCCATCTAGCACAATAATTAATGGCATTTATGAACTTTCATCGCCATCTGATTCGGATATTAACAATGGTGAGTTTATAGATATAGACCCAAATGCTGGAGGTGCCTGCGGTTTAGGTTCACCGGACTTCCCAATTGAAATAATAGAATTTGATAATGGAGATTTTGATAACGCTTCAGCTCCTACAGGGAGTCTGAATAATGGAATCCTGGACCCAGCAACAGCACCTGATGACATTGCAGACTCAGGAGTATACGAGCGGACCTATGCAGATTCAATTCTCTATCCCGGCGAGCACGAATTCTTTACTTGTTCAGACGAATGCAGTTATGATATTTCAATCTACCAAAAGTCTTCAACGGACAGTGGTGGCATTGAATCTTTTGTCTTTAAGCTTGATCCCATAAAAGCCTGTTCTGTTCTTGACTTTCCTTGTCTGGAATGGGTCTTTGATCCGGAGTTAGACAATGGAGAGTACGAGAGAGCTGTTGGTCCAACACTTGGGCCATGGGCAATCGCTAATGATGGCGAATACGATCAGGCTCAAATTTGTCCCGAGGGCGTTTTACAGGGGTTGGTCCCGTGTGAAGGAGACCAATTTTGCGGATTTGTCAACGGAATCTACGATCGTCGCACTGGAACTGATGTTAGGTGTGATGAAAACTTAGACCCAATAGTTGTTTGTGATGAGGCTGACGGTGGAGTCTATACCATTTTTGGTGCTCCAAACTACGCCGACTGCGACTGTGAAGCAGACGGATGCTGCCTAGTTGATAGCAGTATCTATAACTTGAACCAGACTCCTCCTGCTTACCTTGGGCCTAACCTTATCGATGGCGGTGTGATAGAACCTGCAACTCCGGGAGGAACCTGTTTAACGGATCCGCTTAGAGTTCAACTTGTGAATGTTCTTGACTCCATTCAATGGAAGATGGAACCATCTATTCGTAACTCCCTAGCCCCTCTACGTATCTGGAAGAATCATGTTCTTACGGTTACCGACCGGGAACCTGGCGAAGGAACAGACTACTACAATTTCTTAGTTGCAGATGAGAATCGCGGTCCAGAACCTGAAGATTCCTTCCGCTATTTTGTACGTCTTCCCCTGGAGTATCCGAGGAATGGTAAGGATTGGAACCGCGCAGTTGCAGTTTGCAATAACCAAGGATACTTTTCCGCACCTCCTAAACTTTCCGAAACAGAAGACAATCCACGGACAACGCGACCGTATTTGTACGACGAAACTTATTGGAGGAATGACCTTGAGGATTATTCCGTCTTCTATAGTGAGGGATACCTTTCCTCACAGCTTAGGGAAGACAATGAGCCGGTACAACCGGGCTTTACCGACTCTGACGTAGCTTTCGATGGAGGTACTCAGTCTGGGTTGGCACCGACGCTTATAGCCGAGTATGATCCTTTCAGCCTTAGACTCCCCTACCCAGACGGCGAATGGATTGGACAGTATTTGGTCTATGGAAACAATCCACAGTTGACCAGGACTGGATTCCTGACCACTGACTTAGCAATCGGTTCGTTCTTTGCCGATCCTTTT